AGTAACCTCATTATTCTCACCTTCGCCTACTGCAGGGTAATTATCCCAACCACCAGTTGTTCGTTGAATACCCAACAAATAATCTGCTGCCGCACTAATTTGATTTAAGTAGCCAGCACGATTATATTCATTGAGTGCCAATATAGCATATGCTGTCGCTTGTGTATCTTCATTCTGATCGTCTTCAACTGTATAATCTGGATGCCAAACAAACCCACCAGTATCATTTATTTTAACTCGGACTCTTTTACTAGGGTCTTCTCTGCTAACAACCAAAAGTTCTTTCCCTTTGTAGTCCAGCCAATTCTGAGGAAGAACAGCAGCAGTCATTTTATCTTCATCGAACTTTTCTCCACCCTTCGTTATCCCTCCCCACCTCGGGTCTACACTTTTATTAGTGTAGTAGCTTACCTTCCCAGAAAACTTAGGCTTCCGCTTACTTCTTGCTTTACTCACCTGAACCTCCCTCGTATCTTCTTCGGAGTCTTCTGATACTGATAAGCTCTGGGATTTCTTTTTCTTAAGATATAATCTTCAAGCTGTTCCGGTTGCCATCCTCGCTCTCTAACTATTCTCCGGATAGCTTCCCAGTCCCCCCTATTCCAGGCCTGCTCCAAGTCTTCACCCTGCTTAAAGGTTTCATACTTTGCTCCTTGTTCCCGTCGCTTATTCTCTAACCACCTTCGAGACTCTGGTCCTACTCCACCCGGAGCTCCTCTGGTCCTGAAGCCCATAACAGCAGCTCTTCTTTCTAAGGCAGAAAGTCTTTGAGAATAACCAGTCTCTCCAAAAGCACCAGCAGGAGTGAACTGTTCAAATGTATCTTCAAGGGCCCTGACTACCTTATCCTCAATAGGGGCTCCTACTGGAAGACCGAACTCATCTACTGACCCTGTCATTTCCAGAACAGGCGTGATATAGAAAGCTGCTTTGTTCTTTATCCAGCGAGGAACTCCATTTCCTTTTCGAGAAAACATTTCCAAGGCAGATAACATTTGCATTTGGTCCCTTGCATCCTTGCCCCAAGGAGTTACTATAGTTCTCTCTTCTCCGGACATACCCTTAACCCCAGTCCCAATATCTAAAAGTTTATACGGGTCAGGTATCCTTATGCCTGTCTTCTCCGCTAATCCCGGGAAGAGTTCTTCTTCTCTTTCCCAGGGCCAGTAGTCTGCTATCAACTTGGTCAAGATAGCAGCCTGCATCGCCATAAAATATAACTGGCCGGTACTCTGTCTTATGAACAAGCTTGAGAGAGCCTTAGCTTGCTCTCTATCAAACCCACGGTGCCCCCACAAGCCAGACCTATGAACTCCCCCACCCCTGTAAGCCCCCTCAAACTGTCCTGTCTGCTGTTTAGCCCAAGCGAAGAAGGAGTTCCTTGCCGACATAAAATACTTAAGCATATCATCAGCCTTGAACATAAGCTTCTCTTCGGGGAACCCAAAAGCATAGGTAGTAAAGTAAGCAGCAAGCTTACCTGCTTCCTCTGGGGACATATGCACTCCCTTCTCCTGAGCCTGTTTTATCAGTAGCCCTTTGTTATATATATAGCACTCAGCTGACAGGTCCCTTGCCATAGTCCATAGCCCTCGAGATAGCCCCCACTTATCAAAGAACAGGTTCTTCATGAACTTCTGTGCTTTACTATCCTGAAAACTATCCATAATCTGAGACATCATCTGTCTTGTAGTAGAAGCCTGATAGTTATACCGGGCCATCTCCATCTCTATTGAACCTCTTGACCTACCCCTATCCATGAAGGGTAAGATTTCTTTTATAGGGATATCCCCTTTCGCTCCAGCAAAAAGCTGAACGGCTTTACCTGCTAACGCCCCCGTTATCCCTCCGGCAAGAGCACCACCTGCCCCTAAAACCTTGCCTATAACGGGCAGATTTGCCCCTGGCAGGCTCTTTAAGGTCATACCCCCTGCCATCATACCCCCAAAGATTCCTGCCCCTACAGGGGACATATCGCCCACGCCACGGGCTATTGCCCTTCCCATAGTAGGGAGGCTTCTCAATGCGTGGATAGGTGTAGTCACTCCCATCGTAAGCGGTGCCGCCCACCTGACCCCACCCTTAAATAAGCCAGGGACAGGGGTGGTTCCCATAACATAAGAGTTCAACATCTGGAACCCAGGGTACACTACATTCCAAAGAGCAGCGAACTTGGTAGTCCTTGCCACTCCTCCCACTATCTTCCGTGCCCGGCTCATCTCTTTAATTCCCGAGACCCCAAAGGCAAGCTTGAGTTGCTTGGAAAGTTCATCATAGACATCCTTATGAACATAGGTTTCTCGATACTGTCCGTCTTTCCAGAAGTTAAAGTTAGCCAACCAAGTCTTTTCCCCTGTATCCTTGAGAGGATGAGACAACCGGATATAATCCTTAGACTCTTTCAGGCTCTTATAAGATAGCTTCCTCCCCATCTCCTTCATCTTCTTCTGGCTCCAGTCTCCGATGTAAGCCACCTTGCCATCCGTGGTGAAGAGAAGAGGCTGTCCGTCTCCGGCATAGTTAGCGTCTATCCCAAGCTGGTTCATAGATAGCTTCGTCAAGAGTTCCCGGGCCATAGTCTGCCCGGCAAACTGTACTGTCATTCTGTGCATGATATTAACCGGGTTAATCTCAAGCCTCTTCTTGCCATCCAAAGACTTTACATACTCAGCCCTTAAGGGATGTTTTCTCTTACCCCTATCTCCAGCCTTAATAGCTCCCATAGAAGGCTCCAAGAAGAACCTGGGGTCCCATCCTAACACCTTCATGTTATCTACTATAGATGGATTCATCATCCCCAAGGCCACCTTATCTATGGCAATAGAATCAAAGAAGTTCTTAAGCTTAAGAGCCAAGGCCTTCTGGGTAGGAGACAAAGTCTTCCAGTACTCCATGCCGGATATCAACCCATGCTGAGTCTGACCTACAACCGTAGGCTTGTTATGGTCTGGAATAAATATCTCCTGTATGGCCCGAAGGATAGGCTCCATATACTCAGGGTTATTAAAGTCTTTAGTTGTCACACCTATGTCTCTCGCTGACTTCTCAAAAGCTTCCGCAGTCCTTATCCCCATGAGCTCTATCATGTTGGCTTTACCCTGGGTTTCTCGGATAGTATTAACAATGAAGTCAAGATTAGAAAGGTCTTCCTCTACCTTCTTGGCCAGCATCTGGTCCTTTACGGTGTCCCCTGTACGGACAACAGAAGTCTCATTGGGCCTGTTGTTCTCGTCTGTTATGGAATCGAGAGTCTTCCATACCCCAGAAGGAAGTATCTTCCGAAGATGGTTATGGTGAATTTTAGGCAACTTAAAGTCTTTACCAAAAATCTTAACCTCTTGAGTGTATGCTTCCCCGCTTTCTTTCACCCTATCTGCGGCAAGAGGAGAGTCCGTGATTTCTAGGGACTTATCATAGGTAGACTGTAAAGCTTCCCCTGCTTTGGGCTGGTCCAAGGGGGACTCTTTGGTATCTCCAAACCACCAGTTCTGATGGTTTCTCTGGGCATCCGCAAACTGTTGCAAAGTTTCCCCAGCTCTTACCGTATCTTGAGGAAGCATAGACTTCGGGTCCCCAGAATAGTAGGGTTCTGCAACATGGTCTACATAATTTAAAAGGTTGAGTAGGTTCTCATAGGTAGCCGTTACCCGAGACAACTGCTGAGAAGTTTCGTACTCTTTAACCTGTTTCCCTCTTAACCTAATGTCTCCGCCTGCTGTTATCTCAAAGGTCTTACCTGCCTCACCTTTTACCCGGGCAACGATATCATTGAAGTCAAGGTTCTGTCCTGTTATTCCTTCGCCGGTCTTCATCATCTTAGCTATCTTAGCCTCAGCCCTAGTCCTGGCGGCTTCCGCCTGACCCTCTCCCTCTTTCGCTTCAGGCCAAAGCTCTATTGCTTCTCGTAATTTACCAGTTGTATCACGAAGCTCAGCAAATAAAAGGTCATACGAATCCTCAAGTATCTTGCCTTGTAGTCCCAGCTTCTTTGAGTAAACTTTAAAAACCTTCTGCCATAAGTCTCTGCTCGCAGGAGAAGTGACAGCATACTTGGGGTCCCCTTCCATAACCTCTTTGATAAGACCATTAAAAGCAGCCCATACCGGGCTCAACGCTTTCGCATCATCAAGAGCTTCTTTAACTAAGGCCGGGTCTACCCCTCGGAGAATCTGTTTCTCTTCGGCAGACTTCCCGTTAAGAGTAGTTGAATAAAAGACAGCCTCCGCAACATCTGTTAGATGTATCTTCATAGGCTGGTTAGCTCTAAAAATGTCTGGAGTTACCACATCATCAAGCTTAACTCCGGGAGCGAACACCCCTAGCTCACTATTAAGAACCTGCATGCTCTTCTGTCCATCGAAATAGGGGCTACCTTCTTCATCAAACCTCCCGGCATATCCTTCATCCCCGGCTCGATAAGACTCATACACTTCTTTTAAAACCGTTTCTACCGTAGGAGTTTCCCCATACTCCTGCTTAATCATTTCAGGAGACATCCTGGTTACATTGTGAAGGGCCTGTCTTGCATGAGCAGCATACATAGAAATGTCTTTAGCCCGTTCTCTCGCCCCCGGGACTATGTTCTCTCCGACGTAAGCATAAGCCTCATTAACCTTTCTCATGTGGTCTGTAAGCGTTGTACCTGGGACGTAGTCTGGGTCAGTGTCTATACTATAATATTCTTTATAGCTACCCTGGTTACTGCACCGATACACTTCCTTGTTTGTATCCATCGCCCCCTGTAGCGTGTCATATAACTGCCCCGCAACTGACTTGGTTAACCAAGCTGTAGGAGAATACACTATCACATCTACGTCATCTTTCAGCCTCAACGTATCTGTGTCTCCCTTAAAATCCATAGAGGAACCCATGCGGAAAGTACCGGATATCTTATAATTAAATAAGTCGTCCTTAATATCGTATATGTTTTGGCCAAGGTCTA